GTTGGTAAGGAAAGACGAGGGAATCTTGCAGTATGTCAACAAGATGGAAGACTCCTACGCCAAACAGCACATGGAAAGTGGAAATGTTATCGCATTTGCTGTTCTTCCCATAAGAAGAAACAACATGATAATGGGATATATTATGGGTCAATGGTGTAGTTGGAACAAAGTAGACGACATAGACGAAGAATTGGTAGAGGATTGGATGAACAGAAGCCAATCTTTAATTGAAGTAGAATTAATCAATCAAAAGAGAAAAATTGAGCATAAATAGAATATGGCAGGACAATCAAAACAAGCACGATATAAGGATTTAGATTTGGATTTCGTTGCACATCCAGTCACAGGGGATGTTGTGCAACTAAAAAACAAAGATGCTGTCAAACAATCCTTAAGAAATCTTATTATGATGGGTAAGTTTGATAAACCCTTCCAGCCAAATATCAATTCAAAAATTAGAAAACTATTGTTTGAGCCAGATTCTCCCCTCACAAGAGTAGAAATTAGAAAATCTATTTATGATGTAGTGAGAAGATATGAGCCAAGAATACAATTGTTAGATATTAGAGTGTTACAAAATGTCAGAAAAAACGCATACGATTTAACAATAGAATATCAAATAGTAAATCAACCATCAGTTGAAACAGTAAGCATCTTATTGGAGAGATTGCGATGAATAGTAATAGAAAGATTGAAATAAACAGTTTAGACTTTTTTGGTATACGAGATAATTTGAAATCATATCTCAGTGGTCTTGATGAATTTACTGATTTTGACTTTGAAGGATCCGGAACATCGGTATTGTTGGACTTATTGGCATATGTCACCCATTATCAGGGATTTTACAACAATATGTTAGCGAACGAAATGTTCTTGGATAGTGCAATAAAAAGAACTTCTGTGGTTTCACACGCAAAGGCTTTGGGGTACACACCAAGATCAAAAATGGCATCAACCGCAGTCGTTGATATTACAATAGATGATGCAGACGAAACAACCACATATCTCACAAAAAGAACTAACTTTAAAGGAGTAAAGGACAGTGTGTCTTATACATTTAGCAACACTGAAATTGAAACTTTTGAAGTTCTTAATGCTACACAAAAAATTGCAAGAAATGTTACCCTTGTAGAAGGAACATGGAGAGTTGCAAGTTATGTAAAAGACAATAACATGTCTACTCAAAGATTTATAATACCAGAGAATAATGTAGACACAAGCAAAATTCTAGTAAAGGTTCAAAAATCAGAGACTGATACAACCGGATATTCGGATTCTTGGTTGGAGGTATCTGATGTTACAGCATTAACTTCTACGAGCAAGGTATATTTTCTACAAGAAACAGAGACAGGACAATATGAGATTTATTTTGGCGATGGAATTTTAGGAAAAGGTCTGGACGACGGAAACTTAGTTGTTGTAGAATATTTAATCACCAATGGGTCGGATGCTAATGGTATCGGTAATGTAGATTCAAGTGCATTCACATCCAATAATATTTCAAATCTTTCTAGTATCTCTATTGTCACATCATCAAATGGAGGTTCTTCGAAGGAAAGTATAGATTCTATTAAAAACAATGCTCCAAAATCATATCAGTCTCAAAACAGAAATGTCACTGTCAACGACTATAAGTCATATATTTCTTCAAACTACACAAATGCATCTGATGTTTTTGTTTGGGGAGGAGAAGATAACGATCCTCCAGAGTACGGTAAAGTTTTCGTCTCGGTAAAACCTACAAATTCTAGTTTCCTAAACAACGAAGAGAAAATAAGTTTACAGAATTTAATCAAAGAACAAAATGTAGTAAGTGTTGTTCCTGATGTTGTCGATCCAACCTATATTTACTTAAAGGTTTCATCGAATGTATTTTTTGATGCAGATAAAACTGCTATTAGTGCTTCAGACTTAAAGGCTTTAGTAGAAGCACAGATAATGCTATACAAAAACACAAAATTAGAAATGTTTGGCAATAATTTTAGGTATTCGAAGTTTATCAAAGAAATTGATGACTCCGACGAATCGATACTAGGAAATGAAACTTCCGTTGTCATGCAGAGAAGAATCACACCGACGATAAATGAAAATAAAACCTATACGATTAAATACTACAACCCATTCTATCATCCACACGATGGACACCATCCTGTAATATCATCTACTGGATTCACATACAAAAAAGATGATGGTACAACATGCACATCATACTTAGATGATGATGGGAATGGAAAACTTAGAATGTATGAATGGCTTTCCGATTCAAAGAACTATATCTCATCTGATGTTGGTGATGTTGATTATGAAAAAGGAACTATTACTTTAAATTCCTTTTCTCCAGTATCTGTAGAAAACACCAACCTCCTGATAGATGCAGTTCCTGCAAATAAAGACATTCTGTCGGAAAGAGGTTCTATATTGGTAATAGATGTTGCTGATCCTAATTCACTTTTGGTTACTGTAGAATCATATGATCCTTATAAAACATCAATTTCACAGTCAAGCATTTCTGTTACTTCGAGCGGAACATCATCCAGTTCATCTAGCAGTTCATCATCTAGCAGTTCATCATCTAGCAGTTCATCATCTAGTTCATCCAGTGGTGGTGGTGGTGGTGGTGGATATGGTGGGTATTGATAAATGACATTTTTACTTTTTAATCAAGGCGCGGCACAGCCAGACGAACAACCAACGATGGTTGTTTCGCTCCTTTCTGGTAAAAAAGAAGAAGGTGCAAATCCTTTTCATTCAACAGTATCAGAATATCTTCCCGAATTTGTAAACGATGACCATTCAAAATTTGTATCGTTTATAGAGGCGTATTATGAATGGTCGAATCAAAAAGAAAATCCACACGGAACTTCTTCCACATTAATGGACACTCTTGACATTGATTTAACTTTAGATTCTTTTATAGAATACTTTAAAGACAATTACCTCCATGAGTTTCCAAAAGTTTTTGCAAAACTTTCATCTGGTGAAGAAACAAATAAGAAGACAATCTTAAAGAATGTGACAGATTTTTACAGTTCAAAAGGTTCCGAAAAGTCCTATCAATTTTTGTTTAGAATTTTGTACGACAGTGACATAGATTTTTACTATCCCAAGAAAGACATAATGAGACTTTCTGACGGAAAGTGGGTAGAAAAAAAATCTATCAAAATTACAAGCAACAACGGAACCCAAAACTTCTCAATGAAAAATAAATCGGTGCAACAAATAGATTCTGTTCTGGGTGGTAGTGTCACTGCTTATGCTAATGTTGAAAGTGTATATCAATATCAACTTAACCAATACACAGTAACAGAATTATTTTTAACCGATATAAATGGAACATTCACTCAAGGATCTGATGTCATTTCTATATTAGATGACGGAACAAAATTAAGAGAAAGAATATATTCAATTCCTTCTGCTGTGGAAATACACGATGGTGGAGTGGGATACAGGTCGGGTGATGAAATTAACATTGATGAAACTTCTGATTCTTATTTTTCTGGAGTGGGGGCGAAAGGTTCTGTTTCAGAGGTACAAACATCAACCGGCAAAGTAAAATCTGGAAGAATAGATAATTTTGGTGTGGATTATAAAACTAGTTCTACAACTATTACAAAACTTCCAATTAACTTTAGATCTAGCAGTGGACAAGGTGCTTCTGGTTCTGTAAATTTAAATGCTCTTTGTTTGTATCCGGGATATTATGCCAACAATGATGGTCATCTGAGTTCCAATAAAAGGATAAGAGATAACAATCTATATCAGGAATATTCTTATGTTTTAAAATCAGAAGTTTCTTTGGCAGACTACAAGAGCAGAATAAAAAAATTAGTACACCCCGCAGGAAATAAATTGTTTGGAAACATATCAATATTTAATTCTGCTACTTCTTCTATACCATATAGTTCAATCATAAAACAATCAAAAATACCAGTCATTGGAAGATACACTGCATATACACTAGACACTCAAGACAATTTAAGAGGAACGACTGGAGCCGGTGGGGGAGCAGTAGATTTATACCCAAGAGGATTCCAGCCAGGTTCAACTGGCGCCAATCACTGTCTGGGGAATACCGGAGGCAGATTGGCAATTAAAACCGGAACTGCAACATTTGGTGGTGGGTATACTTTAGGTTCCTTTAGAAACGGAGAATCAATAAGTGGTTCAACCAGTGGTGTCACAGGAACAATATTTGCATGGAGTAGGAACAGTGCTACAGGCGGAACAATGTTTATATACACACACGGTGGTGGAACTGCACTTGGGTTCACTACCGGAGAAGAAATAATAGGGACTGGCGGAGCAACTGCTATCATTGAACATGTTACTATGGGAAATGGAACCGTATATGAGTTTGCTTCTCACACACATATAACTGGACCGAATGGTGGTTTGACACAAGGTGCAACTTCATTTGGTGCAACAGCATATTGGGACATCGAACAATCACCAATATCTGATGCTGGATTTGATACTTCAATTTCTGTTCAAACATTTTCCGAAACACAAACTGGATATACTGCCGGTTACGATTTCAACATAGGAAATGTTGTTACCCAAATGGATAATGAAACAGGAAATACCAGAAGAGGAATAGTGAAAGATTGGATTCCTGGCATTTCTGGTGGAACCGGAAATACATTAAAAATTCAATCTTTGTCTGGGGTAGATTTTGAGAATGGAACTATACAAGAGATAAATAATATTGACGGGAGTGTTTCCGTTACTTACATAGGAACTGGTGGTATGTCAACAGAAACAATCAGACAGAAAGTAAAGCATCTTGATTTTCAAAGTGTGGTTAAATTAGATGCTTCATGGCAGTTCCACAGCGATCATGGATATACGGTTTAGGGGATAAAAATGGCTTCTGATGCTATGAACAAATCATTTTCTATTTCGTTTGCTGAAGATTTAGCAAATGACTTTAACAACGACAACACAAATCAATATTTTCTTTACTTCGGTAAAGTTGATTCGTGGGTGAACGAACCTTACGGTGCTGACGCAGACGACTCTGGGAATGCACCCTCAAATGTTGATTCTGTAGAAAAGCATAATTATGCACTTCGAGATTCTGTTGTTGCAAAGAGAATTTCGTCTAGAAATATTTACCATATGATTAGTCGTCAAGATTGGACATATGGTCAAGTTTACCCCGAATATGATCACACAACAAACATACACTCCGGTTCTACCGCATTTTATGTTCATACCACTACTGGTAATGTATATAAATGTATAGAAAATGCAGGTGGTGCCGCATCACAATATGAACCAGATCATACTAACACTCCAGTAGTTACCACCAGTGATGGATATAGGTGGTTGTTTATGGGTAAAGTTCTGGAAGATGCCTCTGATTTTACAACCGGAAGTTATATTCCTGTAAAATTTGCCAATGACAACACACCACCAATGTTGAATCAATGGAACGCTCAACAAGATTCTACTGTTGGTGCAATAGATTCTATAAAAACAACTGTTCCTGTATCCAGTCTAACGGCAGCACAATGGATAAAATCTTCAGAAAGTTCAACCAACACCGAACTTGCTGATCAAGAAGTTGCACTCATTTCTAATGTCGGCGAAAAACACATAACTCTTCCGGCATCCGAAAGCACAGAAACAGACTACTACAAGGGATACTCGATTTACATCACAAGTGGTCCCGGCGTAGGACAAAAAAGAACAATCACAAGTTATGTTCCTGCTGATAGACGAGTTTATTTTACAGAAGGATTAGAATTTGCTGTTTCTCCTCCAGTAGATGGAAGTGCAGGATCGAGATACCAAATTATTCCTAATGTTGTAATAAATGGAGACGGCTCTTCTGCTGATGCGGTTCCTCTATTGAATTCGAGATATGAAATTAAATCCTTAAATATAATCAATAGAGGAAAAAATTATACAATAGCAGAAGTAGATGTCTTTCCCAAATCAGTTTCTGGTGGAAACATAGGAAGTGACAATATTGCAGGACCAACATTTAGTTCTTCTATTCCTCCTTATAATGGACATGCCAGTAACATCATAAAGGAACTTGACGCTTCAAAAATTATGATTAGGTCTGTTCTCAAAGGTTCAGATACAGATTTCCCAAGTGGAAATCAATTCAGACAAGTCTCCATAGTAAAAAATCCAAAACTAAAAGGAGGAACATCTGAAGGTGTGGTGGCAGGAACAGAAATTACAAGGTTGAAACAATTATCGGTAAATAGACCATACTACATGGATCAAGCATTAACAAGCAGTGCTTTCACTGTTGGAAATACAGTAGTAGGAGATACTTCCAGAGCAACAGGGAAAGTTGAAGAATGGAATGCAGATATAAATGGAGCCTTGGGAACGCTAAAATTGTCGAATGTTCAGGGAAATTTCGTAACTGAAGATCCAGCATCAAAATTAGTTAGAGTTGTGTTTACTCCTTTGTCCACTGGTAACTTAGGAAATTGGACTGTGGGATATACTGTAAAACAAGTCAATGGCGATGTAACTGCCACAGGAACTGTTCATTCGTGGAATAGTAATATCAGAGAATTGATAATTGATGTAACTAGCAATTCCTTTACCGCAACTCCACAATTTGTAGAGTATAATTTAGAGGGAACTGCAACGGGTGTGGATTGGGCTGAGGCTGGTGTGGTAGAAAGAAAAATGGGAGAACTTATAAAACAATTTGAAGGTGGAGAAGGTGTAACATGTGAATTTAAATCGTTTGCAGGACATCAGGGCATTGTTAGGGCAAACAGATTGTCAGATGTTCAGGATGAAGATACACTAGAAAAGACTTATTCAACAACATCAAAATTGATAATTCAGGACTCAACAGGAAGTTTGAGTTCGTCATCATATACAAATGATGATAAATTTTATCAGGTGTCATTGGACTCCGGTTTAACGCAAGGAACAGTTACTGGAAAAATTGTAAATTGGTCTGCTACCAACGGAAACACCGGAGAATTACATTTAAGTGATGTTAGAGGAACTTTCATCGCTGGTGGATTTTCCGGATCAACAAATCATACAATAACTGGAATTACTGAACCAGAAATAAATGTTGGCTCTGGAGAAGTCTTATACATACAGAATATAAGGCCTATTACTAGAAACCTTGAGCAAGATGAAGAAATCAAAGTAATGATTGGATTTTAGGAGTTAAATCTAAATGGTATACAGCGCAACACTTTTTAATACTGACCCGTACTGGGATGATTTTGATGAGGATAAAAAATTCCTCAGAATGTTATTTCGCCCTGGCAGAGCAGTTCAAGCAAGAGAACTTACTCAACTCCAAACGATAGTTTCTGATCAATTGAAAAAGATGGGTGGCCATGTATTTAAAAATGGCTCTAGGGTTCTTGGTGGAGAACTTAGTACACAAGATATCACATTTTTGAGACTACTCCCCAATGATCCATCAAACCAAACTCAAGATGTAAATGTCGAAGGGCTTATTGGAACGGAAGTCACTACAAATCAACCCGCCACAAATGATACTCGAAGGGCGAAGGTTCTTTACGGCATAACTGGTTCCACATCAAGCAACGACAACTACCCAATATTAATGGTTCAGTATATGGATGGTGGTAGTGGTGCAGGACCACAATGGGGCGATAATGCTGTAATCAAAGGAACAACTGGTGATGTGACATATTTTGCAAAAGTTGCATCATCCGTAGCGCAACCAGATACAGATGCTACAGTTGTAGATGGTGTAACTGGTACAGCAAAACTTACAACAATTGCTAATGGAATTTTCTTCATAGATGGTCAGTTTGTTAAAGCAGACTACCAGTCCACATCACCATTTGCAATGACAGGATCTTCTTCGAACATTCGTTGGTTCAATAACCCAACGAGCAGAATTGGATTTAATGTTAAAAAGGAAATAGTAGAACACACAGATGACTACACATTGCGAGATCCTGCATCGGGAACATATAACTACAATGCGCCAGGAGCAGATAGATATCAAGTAAACCTAAACATTGACTTCAAAAACTTTGTGAATGACTCTTCATATGGCGCAAGTGGATTCACAGACGCAGACTTTATTGATTTGCTTCGATTCGTTGATGGAAAATTACAATCAACAACAGAATATAGTGAGTATTCTGAAATTGAAAAAACTCTAGCAAGAAGAACTTATGACGAATCTGGTTCCTATACAACAAAACCCTTTGAGATTGACATTAGAGAATCTTTAGATGTTTTCGATTCGGATTCAGGTGGAACAGAAACAAAGGCTGCGATAGGACTCGAAGCAGGAAAGGCATATGTTTTCGGATATGAACTGGAAACACAAGGAACAGAATATGTTCTTGTAGACAAAGCAAGAACAACAGAAACACTGACGAACAAACAAGTACAGGATGTAAGATTTGGTTCATACGCAAAAGTAAGGTCAACTGCGGCGGGATCACTGACGGGTGGATTCGATGTTCTGATTGACAAATATCCTAAAATCCTCCTAACGGACAGTGGAGGGAAAACCGGAACTGCTAGGGTTCGTCAAATAATCCCAAACAACGACACAGCAGGAGTTACAAATTACGGACAGTCATACAACATGTATCTGTTTGATGTTAATCTCGGAACTGGGGGAATGACTGCTTTCGGCAATGTTACGGGATTCGGTGGAACAAACCTCGGAGCAGGCAGTTTAACAGCAGGATTCTCTGTTGCCACAGGAGGTACAGTGGGAGCAACATCCAAGACAAAACTTTTTGATCCTGGATTCAATGCATCAATTTTCCCTCTTCCGATTGGAAATTCAATCAACTCCGTTGATACACTTTCATATACGATATATAAAGGATTTACTTTAGCATCCTCAGATTGGTCATCAACACAAACAATAAGCACTGGACAATCCGATTTGACTTTTGTTGGTGATATTACAGATACCACCTCAAATGAAATGCAACAACAGAGTAAGAAAACTCATTATACCTTAATTTGCCAAGAAGGTGGAACTGCATCGGCTGGATTTACAGGGGAAAGAGTAGACACAGATAAGGTTAAATTTGTATTATCTTCCGACAGACAATCTCTAACAATCGGAGACTCTGATACGAATTTCCCATTAACGCCAGGAACATATACACTATTGGCGACTGTATCAAGCAGTGTGAGAAAAAGAAACAAAACAAGGTTCAATGCAAGAGAAGAAACATTCTCAAGAGCGGCTAATGGAGAAACCGTAAGTTTTGACGGTGAATCTGGAGCATACTATATTCCTCTAAGTTATCGTGACATCATCAATGTAACTTCTATTACTGATAATGAAGGAACGGTGCAAGCAAGAGCAGGATTGTCAACATCTGATGTCAAGAGTGTATTCTTGTTAGACAACGGACAAAGAGATAATTATTATGACTTTGGGCGGTTATATCTAAAACCAGATTTGGGATATGACGGAATTACAGGCGCAATGAATTTGACAATTAAATATGATCACTTCAACCACCAAAGTGGAGACGGACCATTTATTGCAAATTCATATACACATCCGACATCAGGATTTACATTTGACAACATTCCAATATATACCAGTCCAAATACAGGAAAGAGTTATTCTCTAAGAAACTGTATTGATTTCCGTGGTACAGCACAATCCGATGGAACTATAAAACCAGATGGATTGAGTCCGAAAAGTTCATCCGATTTTAGAGCAACATACTCACATCACTTGTCAAGAGTTGATAAAATTATTCTTACTAAGGAAAGAAAATTTGATGTAATTACAGGTATACCTGCACTAAATCCGCAAACTCCGCCGGACCGAAGTGATGCAATGACATTGTATGTAATAACTGTACCCGCATACACATACAATGTAGACGACATCAATACTCAATATGTGGAAAACAAACGGTACACAATGAGAGACATTGGCTCGATTGAGAAGAGAGTACAAACTTTAGAATATTACACAAGTTTGTCTTTACTCGAACAGCAAACAGAAGCAAGATCATTTGTAGATTCTTCCGGTGATGATATCTTCAAAAACGGAATTATGGTAGATGCGTTCAGAGGACACTCGGTTGGAGATGTCCTCAATAAAGATTATGTCTGTTCGATTGATTATGAAAACGGACATTTAAGGCCGTCATTCACAAGCAACAGTCTCTCATTAGGAACTGGAGCAAATTCTGGAATTACCATCAGTAAAAATGGAATTATAACATTAGACTATAGCAGATACAATGAATTCGTATGGCAACCATTTGCAAGTCAGTTTGTTTCAGTAAATCCTGCTAATGTTCCTTCGTTCATGGGTTATGTTGATTTTGATGATCCATTCGATAATTGGTACGACCAATCCTCTAAACCTGTAGTTAAAATTAACAGTCAGGGAGAAAACGATAGGTGGAAAGTAACGAACGAATCTACATCACATGGATTCGGAACTCAATGGAATGATTGGGAAGTTCTGTGGTCTGGAAGAAATGTAACAGAGAGCGACCTGTATAGCAACAGAGGTAGAGATTTCTTAAGTGACTTCAGGACAACATCTCTCACCGCAGACATTGAACAGAGAATATCAGTAGCAGAAGATTCATCTATTCGTTCTACAGAAACGCTAAAAAATCATGAGGGTAGATCTGGAATAAGAATTAGAAGATTGCCCGAACGGTTAGAGAAACTTGTAAACAATAGAATTGTAGATGTGAGCGTTGTTCCTTATATTCGTTCGAGAACAATTAAATTCAGTGCATATGGAATGAAACCGAATACTACAGTTCATCCAATATTCGATGGTGTAAATGTTTCGGCAAGTTGTGGTCCAGATGGTGGTGCTTCTGGTGATTCCTTAGTTACGGGTCCGAGTGGAGATATTAGAAATGCATTCTTCTCAATACCTCAAAACTCATACAAGTCTGGAGAAAGACTCTTTAGATTAACAGATAGTTCTATGGATGACTTATCCCAAACAACTACGGCTGCGGACGGGATTTATTATGCACAGGGAATCGTAAATCAATTAGACGGAACCTTGGCGTCTACTAGACCTATTGTTTCAAGAAGACAAGTAGTGAATGACAACTCAATTGTAAGAGATGCATTTGATAGAGATGTTTATATTGCCACAAACGAAAACAATTTATGGTCAGATCCTTTATCACAGACATTCACTGTAAATAATAACATATGGACAGACGGTATATTCTTGGAAAGTATAGATTTATTCTTCCAACGAATAGATCAAAATGTACCCATCACACTGGAAATACGACCAACAATAAATGGATATCCTCACTTGTCTAAAGTGGTTCCCTTCTCTAGTATTTCCTTGATACCCCTCCCATCTGAAGTAAGAGAAGACTATCCTGTTGATGAAACTTACACTAGGTTTAAATTTGATACACCTGTTCATCTAAGTCCTGGAGAATATGCATTCTGTCTGAGGACGAGCAGTCAATCCTATAATCTGTATAGTGGAACAATCGGAGCGGCAGATTTAAATTCCGGTGGTGTCATTTCAGAACAACCACACGATGGTACATTATTCATACCTCAAAACTCAGGAATTGCTTCTTCGAATCCTGCGGACAGTTTAAAGTATAGAATAAATGCCTGTTCGTTCTCCACCAACGGTTCAGTGGAAATCAACATCCCGTCAGATGAATTTACAGAGCAAGTAGGTTCAAGTGGAATTACTTCCGATCTTATTAAAATTGCTTCTGGAGAATACACTCCAAGAAATACCAATATTTCACATTCGCTAACAACTTTGGGTGGTATTTCAAATGTAGGAATCATTGCAAACGAAAACCTATATTTAGAATCACCACAAAGAATGACATCAACTTCAGATTTCTTGGTAAATACAACTATGACTACATCAAACGCTTTTGTTTCTCCAATAATCGACACAAAGCGTTTGGATTTGATAAGTGTAAATAACACTGTTAACAACAGCACAGATACCACCAAGAACGGAGAATTAAATCCGAATGCAAATTCAACCGACGATTCCTTATATGAAGGACAAGAAGCGGCTGGTTCTGCGGCGAGATACATAACTAGAAGAGTCACACTTTCAGATGGATTTGAATCTAGTAACTTTAAAGTGCTGATGTCTGTAAACAAACCTGCTGAAGCAACTATTCAGGTGTTTATCAAACCACTTGCAGAAGAGGACACAACTCCATTCGAAGATGTTCCGTACACACAGATGACAGAAGATGTAGCCATTCCTAACTCATCTAATAATTATGACTTCACCGAATCGGTTTTCTCACTAAGTTCTAATTTTGATAAACCAATAAAAACATTTGCGATTAAAATTTGTTTATATAGTTCTTCTACGACAAAAGTTCCTTCAATAAAGGATTTCAGAACAATTGCACTGAATGGATAATAGAATGAAAAATACAACACTCATAGAAAATAGAAACGACATTGTTCGAGACAACCACTCAAAAGCAATTTTGAAAACTGATATAGAAGAAAAGAAATCATGGTTGTTGAAAAAAGAAAGAAATAATAAAATTATAAGCAACGAAAATGAAATAAATAAGATTAGAGATGAAGTTCAAGAGTTGAAATCTATACTAAATGAGATTAAAGATATTTTAAAGGTAAATGAATAATGGGCGTTGAAACTAACACATATCAAATACCAAATTTAGTTCTCGGTGACACATTCCATGAGTGGTTGACTGTTTCCAATAATTCTATTATTGCGAAACTAAACAACATATCAACATATGCTGTTACCGCCGGAACCGGAATTGATGTATCACAATCCACAAGTGGTCTTGCGACAGTAAGTATAGCCAAGACAATTCCTCATGGAATCACATTTACCGGAAATGTTGTATTTAACGGAAGTGTAACTACGGTAAATTCTACAAATCTAACAATAGATGATTACAATATAGTATTAGGTGATGTAGAAAACGGAAATGGTACAGCAGATGTTCACATTGACTCTGGTGGTGGTGGCGGTGTTATATTAAAGAGAAAAGACGGAGCAGATGCATCGTTTTTGTGGGGTGGAATTACAACCGGAAGCGGAAGTTTAACATTTAACACGCTTGGAGTTGGTTGTTCTGGTGCATGGACTTGTACCGATTATATTAATCTCACAGGTGGAGTTGGACTTAAATCCACTGATGATACTTTGAGATTTAAATCTGGTGTAAATGCAACTGGTGCGGGACTTATGGTAAGCACAGTTGCAACTGCTGGTATCATGGGACAATCTTATAGCCAAAAAGCAATGAAAATTGGTCATATGTCCACTGCAAGTGCCGCTATAACTCAAGGAATCTATTTCGACGAAGATGGGTTGGTTAGAATTTATGATGGTGTAAATAAGAAACTGTTTACACACGCAAGTCACGGATTTACATTTGGAATGTGTGTAAGATTAAATGGTCTTACATGTCAACCAGCACATGGAAATTCGGAAGCAGATGCTGAAGTTCTTGGCATTATATCTGAAGTTCCAAACGCAAACCAATTTGTTGTTACAATGCAGGGAGAAATCCGAGGAGATTTCTCTAATGGACTGGGTGTCGCAAGTGGTGCTGCCGGTTCAACACTTGCTCCGGGTGGAGTTTATTTCCTAAGCGGAACACAAGGAAATAGTGGAGAAGTAACAAATCAAGAACCAGCAACAGCAGGTAAAATTAGAAAACCAATGTTGATTGGATTTGGTCCGACGGCAGGATATGTTCTATCCTATGTTGGAGCAAAAATCGCACCAGAAGTTGACACCATGGCACCAATGATGCGTAGAATTTCAATTGCATCAGACGGAAGCAAAGACAGCGGAAACAGTGACTTGACATCCCATTCTCCTTCAACTGGAGTTTATGGTATTACTCATGACTTTGCAACTGCTGAATATTCTGTTTCAATTGCTCCGGTTGCAGGATCAAATGCGATGTTTGCTAATGTAAACACCAAGAGTAATAATTATGTGACAATAAATGTTTATAATGGTTCAAATACATTGACAGCAAATGCGATAGAAGTAATCTTAGCGAAGGCGGTAAACTAATATGGGTGATCAGAGTGCTAGACAAGTAACGGGTGTTGGACCAAGACATGCAATTACATTCAATGGAACGGCTGCATCGGGTATTGTAACCGATCAGATTGTAGGAACTGGTGTCATTGCATCGTCCAAGGCGAACGAGGGTGTTTGGCATGTTACACACAACCTCGGAAAAACAGGATATTGTGTTCAAGTAACAGCAGAACTCACCGCAGGAAATGAAGGAATCGCAAGTATTTTCGGAAGACACGGAAATACATTTGGTGTACGAGCAGAAGATGCCGGTGGTTCGGCAATAAATCCCGCGTTCATCCATTGTGTAATTTACGATTGATTGGAGTATTAAATGGCTAATTCAGCATTTACATTAAGTAGCAACTTGGGTTCAGATGGTAAATCTATCCGAGCAACAAAAACTCAGGCAAGCCATGGATTTTCTGCGGGAAGTGTTATTCGGTTTGTTCAACACGCAGGTGGTGGTAGTGGAGATTTTAAACTCGCTCAAGCAGACGGTGGAATTACCGCAGAAGCGATAGGTATCGTAGAATCTGTATCTGCGAGTGGAAATGAATTCACTATTGTTTATGGTGGTGAAATTGATACGAGTTCATTTATTACTGCAAGTGGCGCACAACCCAGCGGTTCTGATGTTTGGTTTTTAGATCCTGTTGTTTCGGGTGGATTGACATCAACTGCTCCTGTGAGTAGTGGACAAATCATTAAACCAGTTCTTACTCTATTAAGTGGAACGGATGACGATAAAGGATTGGTTACTAATTATCTTGGTACAATCATTGGCGGTAGCAACACAGTAAGTTTAGACACCGTTCATCCAGTAGGAGAAATTATTGCTTTTGCTGGAAGTCCTAGTGATGTTCCCAGTGGATGGCAATTATGCGATGGTAGCACCCTAGACGCTTCTACATATTCAACCTACTATTCTAGAGTTGGAACAAAATACGGATATCATTCGGAAATAGTATTCCAACACAGAGGAAATACTGGATTTGCTGATTCTGGAAACACTGCAAACCAAGATTTTGGTTCGGGTGGTCTAGTGGAATCTGATGTCCTTTCATGGTCTCACACAAGTTCCGGTGGGGGTGGCACTGGTACAGTGCTACTAGATGTCGATGTTCTTGTTCCCGTTACAGAAACGGTACAGGGGGGAGAAACATCAACAGACAACACAGGATATCCACACGGATTAATTTATGATTCGTCACGATTTCTTAGTATGCAAAAAGACTCCGGTGGTGCCACTTATACTGTAGACAGTGCAACAGTGAAATATGTCAAAACACCAGACCTAACTGCAAGAGTAATTCTTGGAGCAGGTGCGGCGCAAGGTACATTTGACGGATACACAGCAGGACAACTCGGAGGAGCAGAGGATGCAGATACTATCGGATTCACCGCTGCCGCCTCATCTGACGGAATAACCGCATATGCGGCAGTAAATACTGGAAACGCAAACCTGAAGCAACCGTTCATGGCATCAAATTATATTGTTAGAATTAGTGACACTGCTCAGGCAGCATTAATTGACGGTGTAAATGTTTCTCTTGCAGATGTTGGACTTACTGATCACGATACAACAACGGCAGCGAATGGGGACTTTACTGTTTATGATGGTTCTCTGTATAAACCTCTTAGACTTCTCGATGAATATCCATCAGACCCAACTGTATTTGAAGAGAACTTTAGAATAAGAAATGATAATGGATACATTTCAGTTGGACATAATGTAGGAAATTACCCTCTACATGTTAAGGGTGAGAGTCCAGAATTGCGAGTAGAAGATTTAAGCGGAAATCATATTACTAGACTGTTGAGTAATAACGATGGCGGTGCATTAACTACAGACAGAAATGACTCACCTCTTTATATCAGCAAAGGTGATGGAGCAGTATGGGCAATCGTAGATAAACCAGCGGATGACACCACTCAATTAAATAGAAGTACCATCGAGATTCAGGGAGCATTGGGTGTAACTGGAAATGTAGATATTGCAGGTGAAACCAAATTCCAAGGACAAGCATATACAGAATTAGAATCGGTTACAACCTCGACTAATTTTGAACCAAATTTTGCAAATGGTGTTGTTCAGAGATGGTCGAGAAGTGATCACACTCAACTGACTGTTAAAAATCCTCTAAATCAAAAAGCAGGTGGAATGTATACTATTATTTTAGACAACAATAATACACAAGTAGTAACATTGACTTTTGAGGGGAATTTTAAATTTGCAAATGGAATCAAACCAAACCTAGTAAGGGGAAGTAGCGAACTTGTAGTTTCCGCTGTATGTTTAGCAGATGGAACACTTCTCTGTACTTGGGCTGAGGACTTCTCATAGTATCATGCTAGGACAAGGTCCCAACTTGAAATCCGGTTTCGGTTGGAAATCGGACGCAGAAACAGGAACTCCAGAAGTTTATTACTGGCAGGGAACTGTTAGGTATTATGAAGCATTCCTTTATCTCTTTTACGATTCAGCGGATCAGTCATATAGTTGGAGAAGATACTGGAGATTTGACAGCACATCAAGTGAAACAAAAAACAAATCAAATAAACTTTACAAATTAACATTTGATCATAACAGCAGAAAAGTTTCAAGACAGGAAATATTTGATGCTATGAATACACTCGGTTCTGATGGTAAACCGATATACGATCAGTATACTGCAAATGTTAGATATGGAAATTTACATTTCGTTTCTAGGGACACATTTCTAATAACAGAAACTGTTTATCCAGATGCTCAAGATATTTATCCAGAAGCATTCACTAATCCAGACGGTTCGCAAACAAACACCGATGGAATGCCAGATGAACCGGGAGATATTCGGTCGGATGGAAATTCTACAATTGAAGACACATACGCCAGAGTAATATTACACGCAAACAAAATAAACGATGACGGAACGGTGACACCTAAAGTTTGGTCTAGATTGATTTTGAAGCCGGGTACACAAGATGGTGGTGCAAGTAACGACGGGTCTTCGGAGAATGATTCCAGAGATTTCTATCCAGGCAACATAGTTGGTATTACAAGCATTCCAAAAGATTCTCCAGACTATAACGACACAGATGCATATAAAAATATTTTGATAATGACCTGTTCCACTCCAACTGGAGGCCCCTGGCCGCAGGGAGGGGGAAACCTAAACCAAGATCATAGAAGAATGTTATTGAGATTAGACTCTTTGGATTCTGGAATTAAAATTCCAGACTATCTTTCAGGTAGCAGTTCTTGGAATTCTGGTGCAGACGGATATAATTCCGGTACTTCTTCTTGGACACTTGTAAAAGATTTTGGCGAAGCCAGCAGTGGATATGATGCAAGAGAAGGGTGGATGACATCAAAAGAAAATGGAGATTTGTTATACGGAGACATCGTTGGGGGAAGATTTTATATTCCTTCAATGAACGATCACCAAGAACAAGCAACATATGGATATACCTCAAGAACATCTGGGGGTACAGGTTGGTATTCAAACTATAGCCCTGGAGATCCAGGTCAAACACAAAAGATGTATTACCACACAGTAGGAGCAATGAAAGCACCACTAGGATCTGCTGTTGATTTAAATGTAGAAAATGAAGGAAGTCATGTGGCGTGTAAATTTGATACTGGATACACCCTAGACTACCAGAATGGACTGAACAGTTTTTATTCATACTTCATGAATTACAATTATGATTATGACAACGACTCAGATCCTGATAATCCTGGTTCTTGGGGTTCGAGTCAAAGATACCAATGGAACAATGCACTATATGGAGATGGTGGTTGCTGTGATATATACGGGCAAACAGAATGGGCCCAAAATTTAAAAAGTACAGGTATGCCTCATAAGGATGTCACATTAGTAATAACAAACAGACACAATCTAATGTGGTTGCTTAATTCTTCTAGAAAATTCTGTCCCCAAGCATCATATAATAGAGAAGGTATAACAGTTTTTCGTCAAGAGGAAGGAACAAATGTCCTGAAGGTGATAGACTCGGATAAAGTTTCCTTTGACAACTATTGGAATTATCAAGATCACTTAGAGCAAAGAATTATACAATATAAATTTGACGAAACTTGGGGAAATTTCTACGAAGCACCGTTTTTTGTGAACGATGATTTATATGATAATTATGACAACGAATGTTACGCATTGTGGCCACCCAGTAATCCAAACTCCCTTCCAGATTGTAAATGGTTTTATGGTGACGGTACTTATCCTCACCAATATTTTGGATTTTGGTGGTGGAATGGTAATAATTATTCATATTTTGGATATGGAGGATCTAGATGGAAGTGGGAAGAACTTCAAGATTCATCGTGCGATTACTGTCTTACTTGTCCTGGAGGATGCACAGGGGGAATACCGTCCATAGCAAGGCCAGGCGGAGGATTTGAATGTCAGGGTGGAAATTGTAATGATGATGGATCATATAGTGATTGGTATGAACAAGATTTTTATGTTTGTGAGAATTCAGGATTGTCATTTAGACCAAATTGGATATTACCAGGATGAGTTATTTTTATCACAAGCAGAACGGCGTCGTTGAAATTGACGGAATTCAGTTTGATGAAAAAATTATAAAACAATTTGATCCTGATTATAATACTCCAGAGGGGTGGAGTCGAATGTATATTCAAAACAGAAAACACTATTTAAACAATGGAAAAAATCAAGTCGGTGATAAATTCCCTTGGCCGGATGGTGACAGATATATTAAATCCATAGTAGAATTGAAATTTCTGGAAAAACAATTGCAGTTGGACGAAGAATCTAATGCTGACAATGGATGATTAGTTCTCCTTTGGCATACATATATTGGAGAAATACTAGGAGCATTAGACATGGCAAAACCAACATCAAGAGCAACACTAAAAGAATACGCTCTCAGAAGACTTGGCGCACCAGTTATTGAAATTAATGTAGATGATGCTCAACTGGAAGATAGGATTGACGATGCGTTACAGTTCTTTGCGGAATATCATTTTGACGGAGTTGAAAAAACTTATTTAAAGCATGTCGTGACACAAGATGATATAGACAACGAATATATCACGGTGGACGATAGTGTTATATCTGTCACTAAACTATTTCAATTCAGTGAAGGAACTATAAATCTATTTGATGTTAGGTATCAAATGGCTTTAAATGATTTCTACGGACTAAGAAATCCCAATCAATCTATGGTACAATATGACATAACAAAAAGGCACTTATCTTTAATTCAAGATATTCTTTCGCCAGAAAAATCTATTAGATTTAGTAGAGTCACAAACAGACTAAAGGTTGATATGGACTGGAGTGAAGAAGTAACTGTTGGTGATTACTTGGTTGCAGAAGCATACGCTGTTCTCGACCCAGAGACATTTACAGAAATTTATAATGATAGACTACTAAAAAGATATGTGACTGAACTGTTTAGAAGACAATGGGGTTCTAACTTGTCTAAGTTTGAGGGAATTCAATTGCCGGGTGGAGTATCATTTAATGGAAGAGAAATCATGGAAAGGGCTCAAGTAGAGATTGATAAAATTGAGGAAAATGTACAACTCATGTATGAACTTCCTCCTGACTTCATGGTAGGTTGATAAATGGCAACAAATAAGTTTTTTAGACATCAAGTAAAATCAGAACAGAATCTGGTAGAAGACATTACAATCGAAGCGATTCGGATGTATGGTCATGATGTCATCTACATACCAAGAACATTGGTAAACAAAGACTTTTTGTTCGGAGAAGACACCATCTCCAAATTCGAACAAGGGATTAACATTGAAATGTATATCTCAAGTGTCGATGGATTTGAAGGAGAGGGAGATTTTGCTTCTAAGTTTGGCATTCAAATTAAAGACACGGTTGAATTTATTGTCTCGAAAAAAGTATTTGAAAAAAATCTATCTCATGAATCAACCATAATTAGACCAAGAGAAGGCGATTTAATCTACCTTCCTCTATCTAAAGGTTTGTTTGAAATTAAATTTGTAGAACATGAAAATCCATTCTATCAATTAGGAAAACTATACACATACAAACTTTCATGCGAACTCTTCGAGTATAGTCAAGAAGATTTCGATACTGGGTTTACTGATGTTGATAAGGTAGTAGGTATAGAAGAACAAGAATCATTCTATGTCTATCTAACCGGAGGAGCATCTGCAAGTGGAAACTATAGTATAGGTGAAGTAGTCTATCAAAGTTCACAAGGGTTTGGAACCGATGGTTCCAGTGCAAGTTGGTATGCAACAGTTCAATCATGGGCGACAGGTGGCACAGCAGGACCAGAGGGGACAGGATATATGCTACTCACTGTTGCAGGACCTTCCGGTTCTACAGGATTCATCGGAGGACATACAGGATGGACGGCAGGTGTTACTGGTAACAGTTCCAATGCATTTTATGTTACCGGAAAAACAGGATCCTTGTCTACACCTACAATTGTTATTGCAGATGCGTTCGACGACGCAGACGATTTCGAATTGCAGGGTGATTCCATATTTGACTTTACAGACACAGATCCATTTTCGGAGGGTGACATCTGATGTTCGAAACATTTTATCACAACTCTGTTAGAAATTTAGTAATTGCATTCGGTTCAATGTTTAATGATATTTACATCACAAGAAAGAATGCTGACGGAACAACAAAAGAAAAAATTAAAGTTCCCATTTCTTACGGTCCAAAGGAAAAATTCTTAAGAAGAATATACGAAAGAAGTTCAATAAGCGACGGACCTAAAACCGAAATCACTTTACCTCGTTTGGCTTTTGAAATAACCGGAATTGATTATGATTCCCAGAGAAAAAGAAACACCATGAATAAGTTTCATACTACCTCTGGTGTAACTGGTTCCGCTCCAATTTCATATGATTATGCTGAAGTTCCTTATAACTTTTCATTCCAGTTATCTGCGATGGTTCGACACATGGATGATGCACTTCAAATTACAGAACAAATATTACCGTACTTTACACCAGAATTTAATGTTTCCCTGAACATGACTTCTCTCCACACAAAAGTAGATGTTCCAATTATATTACAGTCATCCACTTTAAATGAAGATTATGAAGGAGATTTTGATGCTCGACGAAGTATTATTACAGATTACCAATTTATCGCAAAGTCTTATGTGTACGGACCAGTAAAAACATCGAAGATTATACGAGAAGCAAATGTCGCATTCTGGAATTCCGAAGATTTCACATCATCTGGGCCTTCTGGTGCTACGGCTGCAATGTCTACTGTTCAGGTAACAGTAACCGGACCAAGTGGGTTTACATCTGGTATAGATAACTATAGCACAGAATCTGAAACATGGGTGCAAGGAATATCAATGGATTATGCAGGGAACACAACTGCATAGAGTGGAGATTTAAATGGCTAAGAAAAAAGTTGAAGAAAGAATTAGTGAAGCACTAAACATAGAACACGATGAAATTCTAGAAGGTGAAGTTATAGATACAGAAATTGTCCCCGCAGAACCAAAGAAAGGTATCAAAGACTTTCACCTCGAAAGAGACTATGATGATGTTCGTGGAAACCTAAAAGAGATTATAGAAAAAGGCTCCGTTGCTATTGACGGTATACTTTCCGTTGCTTCTGAAGGAGATTCACCGAGAGCATACGAAGTTGTATCTCAACTCATCAAGAGTGTGTCGGAAGCAAATAAAGACTTAATCTCCCTTCACAAGTCAATCAAGGAGATTAAGAAGGAAGATTCTTCCTCTAACCAAAAAGCAGGAAGCATCACAAACAACTCGATTTTTGTTGGTTCGACAAAGGCTCTTCAAGATTTGGTGAAGAATCAAAGGAAACAGTTAGAAGATTTAGATAATGCCGAATGAAAATTCATATCTTGGTAATAAAAACTTAAAAGCATCAGATGTTCCGGTAGACTTCACAAAAGAGCAAGTCGAGGAGTATTTGAAATGTGCGGCTGAACCAGAATATTTTATTGAAACCTATGTGCAAATCGTCAATGTTGATGAAGGTTTGGTTCCATTTGACATGTATGACTTTCAACGAGATATCATTAACAAAGTCCACAATAACAGATTCGTTATCGCCAAACTTCCTCGACAGAGTGGTAAGTCAACAACTATCATTGCCTATCTTCTTCACTTCGTTCT